TTGTCCCTTCTTACAGGAAGTCTTCGCCATTATACAGACTATTCAGAGCTATTATTATTTAGCAATCCGTCTTTTAACATCTTTGAAAGTTCGCTTGTAGAACCTACAAAGAGTGCGTTGTTTGTAACAGTGCTTTGTTTTTTTGGATTGTCCTCTTCTATATCTTTAACTTTTTTATGTAAATCTGCTAATTTATCTGTTGTATCTGCGACTGATTTTATAAGTTGTCCTGCAACTTCATATGCTCTTGGACTTGCAGTTTCACCAGCAACTTCCATAATACCATTAATTGCTTCTTGACCTTTTTCTATGAGTGAATATAAATTACCTCTTGTATAATCATAATCTTTTTTGACTTCATCAACTTTGGTTACTTCATCTGCTTTAACAATAGCATCAATCTCAACACTACCATCAGTGTTGAAAGTATCATTTAATGAATCGTAACCTTTTGCCATTAGATGTCTACCCCTCTATTTGGTGCAAAGTCTTTACTATCTCCAAAGAATGAACTTGTCTCTGTAAATCCAAAATCATCACCTGGTTCGATTAATACATCATCTTGAGTATCTATAACATTATCCTCATTGTAATCTTTCTTTGCCTTCGGAACAACAGTATATCTTTGAACACGTTTCGCTGTCCTTGTGTTTGTATCATCATAATAATCCAACTGTACTTTTTTAATAAGTCCCTCTGGAGTCTGAGCAATATGGTTAAAGAAGAATGTTTTTGCTGTAAAAGATAATGTGTAAATTAATGCTCTTCTAGTTGCAAAATCTCCTTCATAATCATCTTGCTGTGCTATATTTGTAAGAACCATTGGGATATCTCTTTTCTCACCGATTGATTTAACTAAATCAATTGAAATATTAAAACCTGGTTGGAAGAAAGGTAAAATTTGCTCTAGGATTTGTAACCCATCATCTTGTAATTTAACTAAAACATTTAGATCGAATCCAAGATTATATGGCACAGGCATGAATACCTTTTTCATTTGATTATTATTAACATCCTTTGCTTTAAATGTTTGTGTAATACCTGCTTTTCTTGATGAATCGTATGATATATTTGTAATCTCAAAAGACATTCTTGGTAATGTAATTTGAGTTGCTTTATTTAATTCTGCCTGTTGTGTAATTCTCGCTAAAAATTTTTGTCTAGGACCGTATGCTATTGGAACTTTTATTTCAGAAATAACATTACCTGCTCCATCATCATGTCTAACATGAATATCATTAAACAGTGTGCCAAATGCGATAACCGTTTTTCTTATAATTTCGTGATAAAAATAATTCCCTAACATTTTCTTACATGTATAATTCTGAACCACCTATCATGTTATGACTAACTCTTGACAACTGATACATCACTTCATGTATAGTTATGAGTTTTTCTTGTTTGGTGGGTTTCAATAGAGTGGATGGTTCAACCTTATCATCAAACCAAGGATCGTATTCTATGTTGTCTGGTGCTGGATATGTCATTAAAAATTACCGAATGGATTTGATTCTGAAAAGTCGATTAACAAGTCTGCCTCTGATTCAAATATGTCACCTTCATTATATTTATCGGTGCTGTCATCCTTGTCATAAACAGAAACACTAAACAATGCACCAGATGTAAGTCCCTTAATATCTTCTCCTTTAAAGAATCCTGTTGTTGTAGTGCCAATTCCAACATTACTAATTGATAATACTCCAGTGTCTGCATCCCAATTTTTAACTCTTGCTTGAGTCCCTGAACGCATTCCTTGAACAACTTCATTAAATTGATATGTACCAACTCCACTGATTGTTTCTGGATCAGCTATTGTTACAGTAGGTGTAGTTGTATAAGCAGTGCCAGGATTAGAAACAAAGATTGAATTAACACGGTTAAATCCATTGCCAGCATCTCCAATTGATGCAATACCTATTGCACGGTCACTTGCAATACCAGCAGGTGGAACAGACACTGTGACCGTTGGAGCAGTTCCAAAACCAATACCATTATCAGTCATAGTGAATCTTATTACACCTTTTGAAGATGTTTCAATTGAACAAGTCGCTGCAGCACCAGTTCCACCTCCTCCTGATATCGTAATTGAAGGTGGAGATGTATAGTTAGCACCTGCGTTAGTTATTAGTATTTTTTCAACTGATGTAATATTTGCTCTAGTTGTTGTAAATGCAACTGCAGAGGCATTATCTCCTGGTTGACCACTAGGTGATGTGCTAATCGCAACTGTGGGGGTTCCTGTAAATCCAGAACCATCATTATTTAAAAATATTTCACGTATATATCCTGTGTCAATTGAAGCAACCGCTGTTGCTGTTCTACCAACTCCTACGAGTTGTAGTGTTGCAATGTATCCCTCTTCTTGAACTTGAGTATCAATAACATCAATAGAAGTATCGATAACTTCATCCTCATACTCAAAGAGTTCACACTTCAATTTGTACACATAAGTATTACCTAGTTGATAAAAAGGTTCTTCATGTTCTACAAATTTAATTTCAAAAAGTCTTTGACCAAGTGGAAAAAAAACTAAATCACCCTCACGAGGTCTAGATGATAAATCAACATCATCATCTGCCTCCATGAACGGTGAAATAAATTCTTCAAATCTTTCTTTTGATATGGTAAGAGTTACTTCGTCCCTTAAACTCATTCCAAACTTTGTCAAAACATCACCAGCACCTTGATATCCCTCATAAGTATCAACATATGCTTCAATTGCAAAGTTATCATCAAACTTAGATGCTTGTACTTCCTCTATAATAGTAGATTGATTAACAAATTTTCTAGGTATATAAGTTACTTCTTGACCATAAATTTTAAGATGCTCATTTACTAAATTCTGAACTAATCTCTGCTCTTGTCTAGAACCTTGTAAAAAATAGGGATTTAATGCCATTATTCATCACCCAATAAAGTCTAGAGGAGGTGTCTCGTAGTCCTGCATCATTCTTGATCTGATTTCCTCTATTTCTCTAACTCCATCGTCATAAATTTCTCTTCCATTTAATTCAATACCACCAGGTAATTTTGTTCCTCTAAACTTAATTAAATTCATACCCCATTGTTTTTTCATTAACGCAACAAAATACCTTTTTACAAATGGATCATTGTAAACTTGTTTGTATTCTTCAGGATCAAGTGCACGGAAACAATCTATGATGATAAAGTCATCTTTTTGTTGTGCTCCCCAATCAATATCTAAGTATAATCTATCTTGTCTCTGATTAAATCTTATTTGTTTATCAGTTGTAAGTAAGAAGTCAATATCTTCAAGATATGTTTTAGTCATTGCATACTGCAATAAATTAACAGAATTAAAATAATATATGTCATTTAAAAATAATTGATACTTAATACTAAACATTCCACCTGAAATAGAACTTGTATCAAATTTAAATATTCTGTTTACACCAATTACGTGGTCGGGAACTGCTATAAAGTTAGAAGTCTCGTAAAAATTACTTGTTACGGTTCCAGCAGTATTTGTAGATATACCAGTAGTGGTTACTATTCCAACTCCATCTGTTCCTTTTGCCGATCCTCTATCAATATCTTCCTGAGTGATTTTGTATTTAAGATACATTCTCTCAATACCATTATAATGACGTTCTTGATATAACTGTAGGGTATCATCAAGTGCATCATGTATTTGGTCTGTATCAAGGTTTATTTCCAAAACGGGATAACCCAGTTTACGCAAACCGAAATTAATAAGTTGTCCTCTACTTTGTGGTTTCGCCATTACTATCCGTGAGATTTGCGAGTTGCTCTAAAAGTTCATTCTTTTCTTTTTCAAAATCATTTTTTAGAGTTTGGAGTTTTGCTTCCAAAAGAACATTTTGATTTAATGCTGTTGCTAGTTTTGTATGATAAAGATTCACTAAAACATTAACATCTACTTCACTGTTTTGCTGCATATTAGAAAGTTCCTCCATCTAGGGTCGAAGTCCAGTGTGGCTTGTTAACATATGTAGTCGCCACGCTAGATGGTGCTGCGAGGTTTGCAGTGCCACCACTAACACCCTCTCTAACTAATGTATTTGAATTATTAAATGTTCCCTCAACACCAACAAGTGGAACTGACGTTGCTGCGTTAACAGCACTTTCAACGACACCAAACGCATTGGTGCTTGCTTGTTTAACAATATCTCCAACTGCTAATGTTACGTTACCAGGCATTGTTAGTACTACTTTTGTAACTGCTGTCAGTATCTGTTTTGAAGTAATTATTGGAGATGCAGGAGCATTTGTAGATCTTTGTAGACCTTTATCATCAAACCAAACAACCCCACCTGAACTAAAATTACCTGACTGGTAATAGATGCCTTTAACATCTAAGAAACCTTTTGTACCAGTAACAACACTCGCTGTAATAGTTGCATCAGGCACGTAAGTCCATCTACGACTATCATCTGCATGAGTTCCATGATTACCTGTACCAGCGGTACTAGCAGCGATTGAACTATCATCAAAACCAAAGAATCCTTCTTTTGTGTTTCCAGTACCAACACCAACATTGTACTTAAAACTTAGTCCACGGTCAGTATTTGTATCTGTTGCGTGAGTTATAGTAAGTTGAGTTCCTGTTGTAATACCTGATGACGTTGTTCCTGTAAAGGTTAACATCTTCGCACCAGTATTAATCGCTGTGACTGTTGTTAATCCACTATTTGGTAAACTACCACTTCCTTGAATAGTATCATTTACAGCAATTCCATTTACATCATCAATAATAACTGTTGATACACCACTAGCAACGGTTACAAATACGGTCCTTGTGCTTGTAACATCACCAACTCCTAAGATTGGGTCATTTACTGTTGCAACGGTTGAGTTAACAGTTGTAGTTGTACCATCAACTTGTAAGTTACCTTTGATGATAACATCACCCTCATTACTTAATCCATCTGGATATGGGTCAATGAATATTTTGTTATCTGCACCTGCGAGTGACGATATAACGTTACTTGCAATTCTGATATTTCCTAGTCTTGCGTTTCCACCATCAGAAATTAAATCACCACCAATAACAACATTTTTTTCAACTCCAATACCACCTTCAAATA